TGGTAATTTAGCTGCTCCAAATTATTTCCTTCCTTATATTGGGGAAGTACCTTTTAAGTTAAGTTTTGAACACGCAACTTCAACAGGTGCTAAATTGCAAATTACACTTAATACATCAGGAGGGCTTAGATATTTAGATACAAATGGACAATGGCAAACTACATTACAAAATTTAACAATAGATGATAATGATGCTATATTTTCAACATATACTAGAGATATTCCACCATATTTTGTATCAAGTGTTGCAATTTTTGGGTATTTAAAGTTTAAGATAATATGTAATGCATCTGGAGAATCAACAGCACTAAGAAACTTCATTATACAAAGAGGAGATAGTGAAATAAAATTTATTGAAGCAAACTATGTTGCTGATAATACAATTCAATCTACTTTACAAGTATTTGAACAACCTTATGGCAATAACTATCTTACTACTTATACATATTCATCTAATAAAGGTGTTTTATGTGCTTCAGATGGTACATTCTTAAAGGATTGGTATTCATCTTGTCCTAGTGGCACTCCTTTAGGAGCAATAGATTTAATTGTATTTATGACTTATCAAAACATAAGAAACTTAAATAAGAACGTGGCAACTGTTGAATGTGATCTAGGAGAGCATACTAGCGATGTAGGATTTGTTTACTTAGATAAGGTATTTACTACAACGGACACAGTTACAGGTAATTTGTCTTATACTGATAAGAAATTCATTATGAATAGAGTAAGCCAAAACGCTTATGTAAACGAATTAAACTCGGTTCAACTGATTGAGGTAAGTGTTGGTGAAATAGAGGCATTTATCATTCCAAATTACATAACAGATGCTAGTCAACTTGGTCCATTCTGGTTAGCACAATTTAATATTAATATAGTTTAACTTTGCAATATGGCAGACAAAGTACAGGGTAAAAATATAATGCTTTATTATCACGAACCACCTTCTGAGGCATACCCAGAAGGTAGAGATATTGCATTTGCTTGTTCAACAAATTGTTCATTTTCAGTTAATGTTGACCAACTAGAAGTAACTTCTCAAACAAGTGCTTGGTATCGTGAATACAAGAACGACCTAGCTTCTTGGACTATTAGTTGCGATGGCTTAATAACCTTAGATGGTTACGGATATCTTTTCTTACTTGAGCAGCAACAAGATAGAACTCAAATAGAAGTAAAGTTTGTGATTGATAACGGAGTAGATGGTTTAGTTATTATAAGTGGTAATTGTAATCTAACAAGTTTACAAATAAACGGACCATATAAAGACATAGCTACTTACTCAGTATCATTACAAGGATCAGGTCCATATGGCTTAACAGGAACAACAATAAACCCAGAAGGTGTGGTAATAGTAGGAGGTGGAGCAGTTTACACTAAAGGAACAACTGCAGCAGGTGGAGAAACTACAATAACATATTCAGATATGATAGGCAAGTCTTGTCTTTATGTATCAAGAGGTGGTATTGATGTACAAGCAATTTTATCAAGTGGTACTCCTGTAGATGAGCAAGTGAAGTGGGTAAGTTCTACTGGAATATTAACATTTAGTAGAGTGTTAGAGAGTGGTGAATTCGTAAGAAGTCTTTTTCAATAATTTAGTTATAAATTAATAATAATGGCAAATCAAATAGTTGTTTCATCAGGTGCAAAGGTTAGGAATTTAAACGATGTCATTATAGGCACAAGTGGAGTATTGAGTTCTTTAGCTTTTAACGTAGCTAATGGGGTTCCTAAATTAGATGTTAATGGTAAGATATTAGTATCTCAATTACCTAACTCTGTAATGGAGTATCAAGGTACTTGGAACGCAGCGACAAACACTCCTACTCTTGTGAATGGTACAGGTAATCAAGGAGATGTTTATTTATGTAATGTAGCTGGTACAGTAAACTTTGGTGCTGGTCCAATAGCTTTCGTTGTAGGAGACCAAGTTATCTATTCAGGTAGTATATGGCAAAGAGCAAGTGGTTCGACAGGAACAGTAACAAGTGTAGCAATTACGGAGAGTGGAGATTCATTAAATATTACAGGTTCACCAATTACTACAAGTGGAACAATAAACATAGGCTTTAACGGAACTAATCTTCAGTATATAAATGGAGCAGGTGATTTAACTACATTTCCGACTTTATTGTCAAGTGTGGGTTTATCTATGCCAAGTGCTTTTAACGTCTCTAATAGCCCTCTAACGGCTAATGGAACGATAGGAGTAACAGGAGCAGGTGTAGCTTCTCAATATATTCGTGGAGATGGTACTTTAGCAGACTTTCCAACTTCAGGTGGTGGAGGTGGTTCGGTTTCTTATTATCTTAATGGAGGCACAAGTCAAGGTGTTATCGGTGGGATTACTTACTACGAAATGAGTAAGATTGCTGTCATAGGAACAGGTGTAGATTTCCCTAAAACTGGAAATGGCTTAATAGTATCTTTTTTAACGGATGCTGGAGACCCTGCACAATTAAACATTCCTGCTGGTAATTGGAATTACGAGATTTATGCTTCAATGAGTGCTAATGGTGGTACTCCAGAATTGTATGCAGAACTTTATGTTTATGATGGAACTACTTTTACTTTGATTGCTACAAGTACAAACGAGATTTTATATGATGGTACTACTTTGAATTTGTACACTTTTGCGATGGCAGTTCCAGCTACTACTTTAGCCATAACGGATAGATTAGCAGTTAAGTTATATGCAACAAATAGTGGTGGAAAGACTACAACAGTACATACTCAAGATGGGCATTTGTGCCAAATTATTACAACATTCTCAACAGGCATAACTGCTTTAAACGGATTGACTGCACAAGTGCAATTCTTTGCAACAGGAACAAGTGGAACTGACTTTGCGATTAATTCATCAACTGCAACGCATACTTTTAACTTACCTACTGCATCTGCTACAAACAGAGGTGCATTAAGTTCAACGGATTGGAGTACATTTAATGGCAAAGTTCCATACACAGGTGCAACTACTAATGTTACTTTAGGTGCTTTTAATTTAACTGCTGATAATATTAATTTAAATAGCAATCTTGCTTCTTTAACAAGAGATCTAGTAAATAGTATTGGAATTTTAAGGCTTCAGAAAGGAGCTAATGGTTATATACAACCAACTACTTTATCAGTAGATAGAACATATACATTACCTGATGCAAGTGGCACAATAGCATTAACAAGTAATTTAAGTTCTTACTTACCTTTAAGTGGTGGAACTTTAACAGGTTTATTAAATGGAACAAGTGCAGATTTTTCAAGTTCAGTTAGTGCTCTTGAATTATTATTAGATAGTGCTGGTACTGCATCTGCAACATTTGTAAAAAATACTAATGGAACTGGTGTAATTTCTACTGGTTCCAATCAAATTGGATTTAATTTGAATAATGCTTTTTTTATATCATCTGATAATAAAGGATGTAGCATTTTTTCATTCAATCATAGTAGCTCTGCATATACTTATACTTTGCCAAGTGCAAATGGAACAATAGCTTTAACTACAGACTTAGGTTCTTACCTTCCTTTAGCTGGAGGTACTTTAACAGGTGCATTAAACGGAACAAGTGCAGTTTTTTCAAGTACAGTTCAAGCATCTGCATATAGATTAACAGGAATGACTGGAGGTAGTGGTGCTTTATATTGGAGTTCGGATAGAGTTACTTTGGCTAACTATAATGCAACAGGGGTGGTTCAGATTGAAGCAAATGGAGGAACATCGGTAGCTGTTTTTGGAGGTGCTACATATAACAATGATTTTGTAGGTACAGGTAGATTTACAGGAGCATTGACTGGTACAAGTGCTACGTTTAGTGGATTAATTACTTATTCTGGAACTTCTCAAATTTTAAATGCTTCAAGTGGAACGACAGGATATTTATATCAATATTTAGCTAATACAACAGGTGCAGCATATTTTGGGTTAGAAAGAAGCACAGGCGGTGGGTTATTTACAGGCAGTTCTGCTTATGCAACAGTACTTGGTTCAACAACTGCTACAAGTTTACAATTAGCTACAAATGGAATAATTAGAGCAACTATAACCTCAGCAGGTTATGTAGGTATAGGTACAAGTTCGCCTAGTACATTATTACAAACAAATCAAACAGGTACTGCTGGTTATTTTTATAGTGGTCAGCAAAGTGCAACTGAA